TGAGTCTGTACTCGGTGATCTTTGTCACCCAGCCCATGAACGCCATCGCCCCGGCCGACAAGAATTTTTTTTACCTCTTGAACGACATGAGCAAATACATCCTTGGATCGTTGGCGACTCTGCTGGCAATCAAGGGGAAAGATGTTTTGAGCGACAAAGCTCCACAGCCTGCGCCTGAAGACCAACCCAAGGAGAAAAAAGATGATCCCAATTCCAGCACTACTTGATGTCGGCTCCAAGATTCTGGACCGGGTGCTGCCCAATGAGGCGGCAAAGTCCGAGGCCATGGCCAAGCTCAAGCAGATTGAGCAAGAGGGCAAGATCGCCGAACTGAATGTGGACCTTGAGGCCTACAAGACTGAGCAGAACAACCTGACTGAGCGGCTCAAAGCAGACATGGCCAGCGATTCCTGGCTGTCCAAGAACATCAGACCCATGACCCTGGTGGCCATCCTGGTGGGGTACTTCACCTTTGCCATGATGTCGGCCTTTGATCTTGAAACGAACCAGGCTTATGTGGAACTGCTTGGCCAGTGGGGGATGTTGATCATGTCCTTCTACTTTGGTGGCCGCACCCTTGAGAAAATCATTGACATGAAGAAAGGCAAATGATGCAGCTCTCAACCAACTTCAGCCTGACCGAGATGGTCAAATCGGAAACCGCCCTGCGCCATGGCATGGAGAACACGCCAGGAGATGCAGAGATTGCAAGCCTCAAAATGCTGTGCGAGAAGGTGCTGCAACCAGTGCGGGATCACTACAGCAAGGGCGTGAAGGTCAATTCTGGCTTTCGTCACCCGGAGGTCAATGCCGCTGTTGGAGGTTCCAAGACCAGTGACCATTGCAAGGGACAGGCGGCTGACATTGAAATCCCTGGAGTGGCCAACGCTGATCTGGCCAAATGGATTGCCGAGAATCTGGATTTCACTCAGGTGATTCTTGAGTTCTACACTCCTGGAGTTCCAGACAGTGGCTGGGTTCATGTCAGCTTTGACCCCGCCAACTTGAAGAAGCAAACGCTGACGGCTACAAAACAGGCCGGGAAGACTGTCTACCTGCCCGGCCTGGTGGCTTAATCCATCGACGCGCCAAGGGCACGCAGTCGCTTGCTGTAAGCGGCTGTGTGTACCAGTCTGTCTAGCTGCGGGATTTTTTCCAGGGTCTCATTGTTGACCTCCTTCAGCTCGCGCAGTTTGGTCATGCGTTCGCGTGGCTCAATGGATTGGCTGGTTGCCACCCGCTCTGCCATGTTTTCGTAGGCCTCTTGCCACTCGCTCATTTTCTTGAAGATGGTGTGGCTGTTTGTTTTGCCGGGCAGTTTCAGATGGAAGCCTTCAATGTCATTGAAGTTTCCAATCTCACCGACCGTTGGGATGTCCACCACCTCAGTGCCAGGCAGTACCACTTCCTCCACCGTGTCGGCCATGGCCTCGGCAATGATGACCGGGTCTGTGGTTTCCTGCGGGATGACCACTGGCGCTGGATTGGAGGGCGCGATGGCATCCAACGGGTTGCGCGGGGTGATGTCCTTGGATGCCCTTGGCTTGGCCTCATCGGGGTAGTCCTGGGCCTCCTCTGCCGTGATCAGACCCTTCAAGACATCGGGGAAGGCATCGCGCAAGGCAAAGCCACGGGCGCGCATCTGCATCATCCGTTTGGGGTAGGCCTGCCACGGCCCCTGCTTTCCCCACAGACCCGCCCGCTTGGCATCCTCAACCGAGAATTTGGCAGTGACAGGTTTCCTGCCCTTACGGTGGGCAACGCATACCGCGATGGGGTTGGGCGTGCCCTCGCCCTCAAAGTATTCCTCAATGTCCTCGCACACGGGGCTGGCCTGCACCAGGGCCATGGCAGCATCACCGTACACGGACGGCTTTCCATTGATCACGGCAATGTTTTGCAGGGCCTGCATGGGAGCCAGACCCATTTCATACCCCCATTGCACGCAGACCAAGATGTCCTGGGGTTTGCCTTGGTAGGCTTTGGGAACCATGCTGGAGCTGGCCAGCATATCGCTGAAGCGCATGGCTTCGTCCAGGGTGGCGGGCGCAAAGCCCTGACGGAGTGTGATGTTGCTCATTTGGATTCCTTGATGGTGAGTGTGGATTGACGGATGCTGTAGGCATCGCGGGCTGGGGTGATCTTCTCTGGCTGTGGTTTGTAGGACCGCACCGGCCAGGAGATGGTGTAGTTGCCAGCGGTGGCTTTGGTGGCCTGTCCCATGATTTCCTTCAGCTCTTTTTCAGCCAGGTCTTTGGTGACTTCGGCCTGTTTGATAACGGCCTGAGCATCCATGATTTTTTGGGCAAGGCGCTCGGCGTGGGAATCTAGCTTGATTGATTGCTCCTCAATCGGGTACGGTCCACGGCCATGACTCCACCGCTCACCCTCCTGCGGCGAGTAATAGGCCACCTCGCCTGTCTGTTTCCAGTTATCCAGGCGGCTCTGGAAGTCGGTGCTGATGGCCTCAATCATTTCCACGGTGTCTGGATGTGGTGCGAACAGGAAGATTCGCAACTCGGAACCACGGTATAGAACACAGACAGCACCCCACTTGGCTTTCAGGATGTCCATCTGACCTTGAAGCTGGATGGGGCCACGGTAGAGGGCGGGCACATCTTCAGGTGCAACACTGGTGGCCTTGGCTTCCAGCACGCCGATGCCGTCAAGCATGATGGAGTCCTGGCCGATCACGTAGATGCCCTGGTCAGGATCGGTGACCAGCACTTGACCTGTGCCAACAGCGGAGCCATCCAGACTGCAAGCCAGTGGATACTCATCGCTGTAAAAGGCTTCGTCATGCTCGGTTTCCAGGTCTTTGAGCAGCAGGCGCTTGGCGGCTTCTCGGAGGATCAGCGGCTCCAGTTGGTTGCCCCAATCCATGGATTCATTGCCGATGTCAGGGCGCTCCTGGCCTTGCAGGGCGCGGATGCTGAACTCCAGCTCATCGTTGGGTGTGCTGTACTTGGACAGCCCCATGACGCTGGGAAGGCGGGATGCCGAGAGCATTGTGTCAGGCGTGACTTTGTTGACCATGATTTTTTTCCTTTGTGAGTGTGTACTGGGCAATTTGCTTGCCGTTGGGCAAGGTGATGGTGCTGGTCTGGATGTTGTGGCCAGCTTTTCGCAGGTCGTTGATGCGGCTTGCGAGTCTGAAGCACCCGACCAGGTCGAGTGCATCTAGGGCGGTGAGAGGGCGCTCCTCAAGCAGGGAGAGTATCTGTGTGCATTGGCTCATTGGATGACCCCGGTAACCAAGCCAAGGATGACAATGGCCAGCAGACCCAGGATGATCCTGTCTGGCAAAGCGTAGGGCATCGCCCTGGGCTTATCGTCAAAGATGTCCTGAACCCAGTCCTGGTCCGGGTTGTGGTGGTTTTTTCTGGGGGGCTGATATGCCCCGCCAATCTTGACCTTCCCTGTGTTGAAAGGTGTCATGCTGCCTCCATTCGGATGATGATGTTGCGAACCTGGCTGGCTTGCCAGGAGGTGTTGCCTCGGGCCGTCTTGATGCCACGGCTGGTGAGTGCTTGGGCGATGTCGCGCAGGGACTGGATGTTTGCCGACATGATGTCTTGAATGATGGGGTACACGCGCTTGGCGAGGGCATCAGCGGAGGCTTTGACGGCCTCACAGCCAGCCTGAGAGAGGCCAGCCTGGTCAGTGCTACCAAGGCGCACGCCACGGGCCTTGGCGGCTTGCAGAGCAGCCTTGGTGCGGCGGGAGATTTCCTCGCGCTCATGCTGGGCGACCACCGCACGGATGCCGAACTCAAGCGTTCCTGCGTGGGGCATATCGGCGGCAACGATCTGCACGCCTGAGTCACGCAGGGTCAGCAGGAATGCGGCCTGGCGTGAGAGGCGGTCGATCTTGGCAATCAGCAGGGCAGCACCAGTGGCCTTGCACATGGCGATGGCGGCCTGGAGCTGGGGGCGCTCATCGATCTTGCCCGACTCAATTTCAGTGAAGCTGTGGATGATGCCGTCGGCGTACTGTTTGACAGCGGCTTGCTGGGCTTCCAGGCCCAGGCCAGATGCGCCCTGGCGCTCGGTGGACACACGGTAATAAGCGATGTAGGTGGACATTTTCAACTCCTGGAGCTCGGTGGTCGTGGACAGCGGGATTGCTGACCGTGAACGAATTTTAGCACAAACAGATATCGCATCAAGTCTAGGTGGTTTCCCTGATATCTGCTGAATGGTAATATCGGGAAGATATCTTTACAAAGGAGTGACCCCATGGAGAAATCAAAACCGTTCTACCTGCGCCTGTCTGAGGGGGCGCGTGAGCTGCTGGATAAGGCGGCATCGGACCAGCAGATCAGCCGGGCCAAGGTGGTTGAGCAGTGCATCCGAGAGCACCTGCGCGAGAAGTACAGCGATGTGCAGTCCAGGCTCAACACGATGCTTGGGCAAAAATGAAATATCTCAGTGTCTGCTCTGGTATTGAGGCCGCAACGGTTGCATGGCATCCACTGGGTTGGGAGCCGGTGGCCTTCTCAGAGATTGAGCCATTCCCCTCTGCGGTGCTGGCTCATCACTATCCCAACGTCCCCAATGTTGGGGACATGACCAAGCATAAGGAGTGGAATCTTGACCCAGTTGACCTTCTTGTCGGAGGAACCCCCTGCCAATCCTTCTCAGTTGCAGGACTCAGAAAAGGTTTGGATGACCCGCGTGGCAACCTCATGCTCACCTATCTTGCCATTGCTGACCAACGCCGCCCCACTTGGCTGGTTTGGGAAAACGTCCCCGGCGTTCTGTCATCTAACAGCGGAAAAGATTTTGGAGCCTTCCTCGGAGGGCTGGCTGAACTCGGGTATGGGTTCGCCTACCGGGTTCTTGACGCTCAGTACTTCGGAGTGGCCCAGCGACGCCGCCGTGTGTTCGTTGTCGGACATCTTGGAGACTGGAGAGCTGCCGCAGCGGTTCTTTTTGAGCGCGACAGCCTGTCAGGGAATCCTGCGCCGAGCAGAGAAGCGGGAAAAGATTTTGCCACCGGCGTTGCACAATGCTTTGAGCCACGTAGCCCGGATGGACACGCAAGACTGATCGGAAATTTCTCACCGACCTTGAACCGTATGGATGGTGGTCAGCGTGAGCCTTGCGTTATCCAGCCATTCCCAACAGTAGGAGCATTGTGCGCTCAGACTGGTCGCAGTAATA